CAGTGATAAGACAAACTGGGACTTTAATTGTTTTAAAGAAGTATTTATGATGGCGTCAAAAGTTGTACAAGAACTCGCAGTGAAACCATCAGATATGTCTGATGAGGAGTACAATGAGTACTTGAGGGACGTTGATGCCACAATCAAGGAAGTGTACCACCATAACAATTATAGATGCACGAATGGAAGGATTTACCGTAGTATTGAAGATGGGATTCAGAAGAGTGGTTTCCTTCTGACTATTGATATCAACTCAATAGGCCAGATCCTTGTTGATAATATGATCAAAATCGAGATGGGAATGTCCGATGAAGACATATTAAAGGATGACATAGTCGCCGGTGGTGATGATGTTCTTCAAACCTTCCGTGAAGGATTTGATACGGCCAAATACATCGAAGTCGCAGCTAAGTTGGGTTTTAAGCTGAGTGAATTCGATGTTACAGACACTTTAGATGGAGCGGAGTTCTTCAGTAATCGATACCATAAAGTAAATGGTGTGTGGACTTTTAAACCGGAAAGGTTTACAAAGCACATTATGAATCTTAGAACAGTTAAGTTGGAGGATTTGTCTGGAGCTTTGGTGTCCCACATGACGAATCACGTTTGGGATAACGATAAGTTCAATTTCCTAAGTGACATGTATTTACATTTTCATGGTATTGATAAAGAATTATTTCCACTCCGCTTGTTGCATAAGCAACAAACCCTACAGTTCAAACTGTTAGGGTGTGAAGTGGACTGTTAACCATGCCCGGTCTTTATCGGGGGAGGTTGGAGAAAAATGAAGGGAAAAGAAGAGGAAGAATATGAACTTGAATGGACTTTTCCGTATACTGACAATTATACAGGAATGTATTGGTCGAATGGTCAACTACAGACATCGGTTGCGTACGGTGATAAGAAACCAAAGAGCCGTCTTGATTCATACTCACGAGATCATGACACTAGTTATGCTTTGTGTCCTGATGATGAGTGTCTTGACAGGGCTGATCGGTTATATTATGACCGCACTCGCGCGATGTCTGCGGCACCTAGATTTATAGGTAGTTTACCAATAACGTTTAATCCATTCGTTCGTAAAGTTTCCCGCGTTTTCACTGGGGAAAAATACACTAAAATGGCGAGTCAAGCGATACCTGGTAACCTTAGAGGACACACTCTAAATGGGGAATTTAGAGTTAACCCAACTCTTAATGGAGTTGGGTTTCGAGTTGGCGCTGCAAAGCCAAAGTTGCGTATTTCCACAGTGGATGATTCCGTTTGTTATGATCCAAGCTTCAACGATAAAGACAAAATTCCGATGGCAACATCGGAAATACCTAGGTCAACCCCTCTTCCTACTTCGGTAAAAGAGAGGCCACTAGATTTAACACATTTCGGAGGAAATGATAGAGGAACTAATCAACTTAATTCCTTTATGGGTCGCCGCGGGAGGCGCGGGGGCGGTTTCCTCAGAAGGTGGAGAAAAAGAAATAAAAATAAAATGTATGTTTACTAGTGGTACATGTATTGCATGGGAGGGGGATGGAGAAAATATGAGTAAAGTAAAAATGAGTAAGAAAGTTTTGATTGTGAAAAAGAAACGCTCTAAGGTCAAAGTACCAAAGAAAGCAAAGAAATTCGGACCTGTTGCCACGATAAGCACCGCTCCTGTTGCCATTGGCAACAGCGTAAGAGGTAGCTCTAGTAGCGTAATACCTACATCGGAAGGCGTAAGGGTAGTGGGTCGTGATTTCTGTTTCCCAGCTACAGCTACTGGGAGTGTTCAGACTTGGACTTTGTGTGGAGGAACCCCTTTGACACCAGCGGCTTTCAGCGATAGTGTGCTTAGTCGCTATTTGCAAATGTACCAGAAGTTTAAATGGAACCGCTTAATTGCGCATTACATTACTTCTAGTCCTACATCAGCGAATGGCGACGTGCTATTCTACCACGGAAAGAATCGCTCTAGCGTCTTCTTGAATCAGACTTCAACACAATTCTTACCATTTGTTATGTCTGACGAAGACACAGTTATTGGTCCACAATGGACAAACCATAGTGTTGACTTACATGTCACTCCTCAATGGAAGTCGACTGATTATGGCATGAGTTCTAGCGTTGATGATTACTCCAGTGGAGAGTTGTTTTTGATGTCGAAAACTTCAACGACGGACTCTCCTGGGTATGTCATCTTCGATTATGACGTGTCGTTTAAGGAATTACAGATCTCACCACGTTTGTTATCGTTGCCTGTTCCAAGGGCACAATTTACTAACGTGTCTGTAGGTGGTTCTGCTATAACCTTAACGGCTGGCAGCGCCATGACGTTGGCTAACTATGGTAACACCATTTCTGGTACTGCGTCAACTATACCATCAGGCTGTACTAATGGAGACATTTATAGAGTGTTCATAGATTTGACAAACAGTGCGACTGTACCTAGTGGTATTACGACTCTTCGTAGTACGGAAGGTGGTGGTTACACAACCTTCAGCACTCAGGATGGAACGACAATTTATGCCGTGTACAATGGTACGAACTTCGTGTTTTACGCAACGATTGATTCGGCCATTACCAACGGTGCTGGGTTGCAGTATAACGCCACAAACACAGGTGTCACTTTTACACTCCAATTATGGATGTCGTTAGTCACCACCGTTGCTTCATTCAATGTTAATCCAAACTTTTAAGTTGATTATCGGAATTTGTCCGGTAACAATATACGTGTTGCATGTTTTGGCGCCTTAGGGCGCCACCGGTCTCAAAATGGGGCATAAACCTACCGGTTATGAGTGAAAGGGGCCAAAAAGGGTAAAGTACCTTCAGCTTTACCCTTCTTG